TTAGCACCGTCAGTACCAGTTCTTTTTGAGTATACCATATATTTAGGTGAAATGCAAGTAAATTCTTCTCCATTATATTGTTCTCTTACAAGGTCGTGATAATGTTGTTTTACTTTATTTGACAGCATATAATGGGCATTTCTATACCAATTCATATTGACCAATATAGTTTTATTTTCTTTTGTTTTTTTCTCTATAGTATAATATATGGGAACTATTAGTTTCATTTTTAAAATACATCTCCGTTTTCATCTTTCTTTTTATTTTCATAATCTGAAGTTTTTATTCGGTATAGTTCTTTACCTATACAATCTAATGCTCCAAAAATATCATTATAAGTACTATATTTTTCAGAATGTTTTTCTAAATATATCTTACATATACTTGTAATTAAATAATTTAATTCTCCAGACTTATCAATTAAGTCTTTTGTTCCTCTTAATAATGCCAAGATTGCATTATATTTATTTCTGTTTTCTTGTTTAATATATGGCATTTTATCCTTCTTTATATTAATATTATTTTATCAAATCCTTCTGGTAATATGGGTATGTCATATTGAACATTAAATTTCTCCCAAACTTCATTCCAGACTTCTTTGCTTATATTGCCGTGATTATTTGATAGTCTTCTTTCAATCGAATCTTCTTTATTAAGATACGGCATTACTAACGCTATAACTTCATAGTCTTTTTCTTTTGCTAGTTTAATATATTTAATTCTATTTTTCCTTTTAGCATTTACTTCGTCAATAACAATATCTGATTTTAATTTAAGTAATGAAGTAAAGAAAACCATAATTGTTTTTTGAATTATAGGTTCATATTTATAATCAAATAAATAATCTCCACTTCCTAGAGCATATCTCAATGCATCTCTTGATAATACTATTGCTCCTTTTTTCTTATAGTATTTACATAATGTTGATTTACCAGAACCTATGTTTCCTATCATAAGATATAATTTTGGTTTATCATTAGTATTCTGCATTGACTAATCCTTTGTAAAAATAATTTATAAGTTTTTTCTCTAATAGTTCATCTACTGATGATACAATTTCAGAAGCAAAATAAGATAAAAATGGATGTTCGGCATATCTCTTTTCATCAGTAATCATAATTATAGGTATATGATGTTCCCAAGCCCAAGCTAATTCACATAGTGTTCCACATAATCCTCTTTCAGTACCGAAGGTGTCCATATTAACTACAATTAAATTTGCATTAGTAACAGCAACATAATCTCTATGTACAATTGAATGAGGAGAAGCTTCTGATTTTAATCCATCACCTGTAATTTTATCTAAGTTCTTTCCGTTTAGTGGGTCTAACCATTCTATAGGATATTTTATTACAACTCTAACATCATCCATTCCAGCATAATCTTTTCCTAATTTTTTATAGTTGGTTTCCCAATTATCGTAGACATCTCTTATCTTTTTTCTCCATTCAGAACATTCTTTAATCTTGTCACCCTGTATATATCCAGCTAAATATATCTTATACATTTTTTTCTCCTATATTATTTCTTCTACTAAATATTGTAAAAAATTATAAAGAAACCTATATGTATAGTGTATTCTTTCTCCTCTAGTCCATTTACTTAAATCTTTATTAACGCCTTTAGAACAATAAAAACATATCATTGTTCCGTTTTCAGATGCATTTTTTATTGGTAATCCACAAGTTAAACACTTAAAATCAGGATTGTATTCTATTATTTTCATTTCTCCATAATGAATACCATATAATGCTTTTTTAGTTTTATTGCTCATTTTTAATCCTTTTTTCATAATCTACTATTGTCTCCTTTAAGCTTAATCTAAATTTTACTCCTTCTTTACATAAATTCTTTTATTTCATCCATTCTCTGTAATATCTTATCTTCCCATATGTATTTGCAAGGTATTGAGCCTCCTTTTGCCTTCGCAATAGGGTCTCTAACTGCATCAACTATCCACTTACCATATACTCCTGTATCATCTTCATCATATACATATCTTGAGGCAAATGCAGGAAATTGAGTTACCATATTAGGCGCAAACCAAGAATCATTTTCTTTAAGTTGCATAAAGATTATCAAAAAACCATTTGTTTTAACCAGTTGTTCTACAAAATGTTTCATAACTACATCAGTTTGACTTTTATCTTTTATTAAAAGCCAATCTATAATAGTAATAGCATTTTCTTCTAATTCTATCTTTGTGGGGTCTGATTGAAAATCCCAAAAGAAATCTCCTTCTTTAAGTCCTAAATGTATAGCAGTTTTAATAAACCTACTTCCTGCTTCTAAGCTTATGTAGTAGGGTTTAAGTCCTTGCCTTATAAATGATTTCAACATATTGACGGCTATAGTAGTTTTCCCCATTTTAGCTTTAGACCCTAGAAGAATCATATCTGAATACTGGAAATGTGCTAAATCATAGAAATAAGGCATTCTAAAAGAAACTTCACTATCAAAAGCAGGAAATGTATCTTTCCAAGATGCTCTTTTAATTATTTGATACATTCTTTGTATCTTTATTAAATAACCTTCACGTTCAAGATATTTTAATGCTTTATCTATTCTTGCTTTTTGAAATCCTAATGCTTCTTTAACGTCTCTAGCTGTAGCTTCTTCTACTATTTTTAAATACTGTAATATTTTTGAAGCCAATTCTGCTCCATCGAACTCAACATATTTATCTAAACTTCTTATAACTCCATTAAAATCAGACATAGACATTCTAGGATTACAAAGATGTTTATTTATTATATCTAATACAAAAGATGTTTCTGTTATATTGAGTTCTTTTCTAAAAATACCACCTAAATGCATTATAGCATTATGTCTATCACCTTCACCTATTAAAGATAAATTAAAATTTCTTTTATTTATATCTTCTTTTAATTTTTCAGAAAAAGTAGATATAGATTTAACAGATAGTTTTTTCTTTAAAACATTTTTTAATTCTAACGGCATTTCAATTAATTCTTTTTTACATTCTTCTTCATTAAAAGACCTTATTATTCCATCAATTGAAGAAGGAAAAGTAACTACTTGACCTCCGTTGTTTTCAATATCTGTTTTTAATTCAGGTAATCTTGTTTTAGGTAAAGAATCATCATATTTATAAAATAAATGAAATCCTTTATTTGTTTCCTGTATTATACAATCTCCTTTTACTTTATCTATACATTCAGGTATTGGTTTTTGGTCTACATCTATAACAGTAATATTACTCCTTATACCTGTTTTAATACCCATATTGATGTCAGAATTTAACCAATGTTTCCATTCTTTTATTTCGGTGTGTGTTTTGTTAGTCCAGTCTTTCTCTATGGGTATTTTTTGGTTCTTTGCTACAGGAACTAAATCAAAATTATTCTTTTTATAAAATTCTAATGCTCTTACTATTTTACTTTTAGAAACAACATCTTTTATTTTAAATCTCTCAATTAAATAATCTATAATTTGTTCTTCATCATATTCTTGTTTATCTTCTTCTAGTAATCTAACTATATCAAAAATATTTCCTATTTTTTTGCCTTCTTTTACACAAAATAAAACATAATCACTAAAAGGTAAAATATTACATGTAGGAGTATTAAACTTACATGAAGGGCAAGTAAACATCTTGCCCTTATTCTCCGTTTTATAATTTTTGAGTGTTTCTTTTAAATAATCCTTAACCAGAGGGAGAATTTTATTTCTATATGACATTTTAGCTTACTTTCTCATAAAGGAAATCATAGATTTCATTCATTGTTTCTTTAATATTAGCTCTATCTACTTGACCTTGTAAAGCAACTATGGCTTGTGCTGTTGCTCTTGCAACGCTTAGTTTCTTAATTTGTTCATCTTTAGAATATGTTTTAGGTGAATCTCCTCCTGCTTGATATGAAGAACCAAAAGAACCTTTAGCACTATCAGATGAACCTCCTATTTTAGTTACCTTAACAATTGTATCTGTTTTACCACCTGTAGAATCTGGTTTACTTTCTATATTAACATCATCATTAAGACCTATTCCTGCTTTCTTAACAAATTCTTTTACTGCATCACTTAAAAAATACCAAGTTGCTGTTCCACTTACGTCTAATTTAAACATATCTTCTTTTTTACTTACGGCTATTACTTTCATATTATTACCTTTCTTATTTTCTTATTAGTGTTGTTTTACATTTAGGGCATAGAGTATTAAAACAAGGAACACCTGTAGTATGAGAAACGGTCTGACCACAATTAGGACATACACATTCTCCTCCAGGACCCAAACCCAATCTTTCATCTCCATCAATAGTTCTTCTTCTCACTTATTTACTCCTTTCATTTAAATAAACTTTTTTCTTTTTTCTTTTTCTTATTTCTATTTATAGATTTTTCAAAATTAACAATATATTTTGTTGAATATACGCTATTAAATTTTGCTCTTATACTGTTAAAACAAATTAAATCAGTATTGTAATTTTTTTCAGGAAGTATAGATAAATAATTTTCAACTAAAGAATTAACCCAATTAGGAAGTTCTATTAAATTAACAATTGCATTTCTTATTTCATAATCCTTCTCATTTAAAATAGGTGTTATTAAATTATCTGAAGCTTCCTTCTGTATTTTTTTAGCTAATATACTATATGGATTTTTAACTAACTTATATTGTTTAGATACTGGAGAAAATAATCTCACATTTCCATATGCTACAAGTTGTTCATAATCTTGGTCACTACTAATAATAGTACATTGATGTTCATTAAAATATTTACAACCGAAGGCTATAATATCATCTGCTTCTAATTTTTCTATTTCAACAGTATAAAAAGGAGTTGATTGTTCTATATTGTCAATAAGTCTATTGTATTGTTTAAATAAATCTACCCAATCTAAATCATATTTTTCTCTAGCTTCTTTCCTATTTGCTTTATAATTAGAATCTAATGCTTTTCTCCAACTACCCTTCTTACTATCGACAGCTATAATAACTAAAGTATTTTCTGTTATCCCTACCTTTTTTAAACAACCCATAATCATATTCATTGTATTATATGTAGGTAGCATTTTTGATTTTATATAACTAAAAATACCTCTAAACATAAATAAACCAAAGTCAATAAAAACTACTTTATCTATTTCCATAGTATTCCTTTAAAGTATTGAAGCTATTTCAGTTACTAGTTCAATAAACTTTTTAACATTTATATCATTAATAACTTTTTTTTCTATTAGTTTACCTATAATCTTAAATGCTTGTTCTGTTTTATTTTTTTCATATATAGTATATGAAGGATACCAATAACACACTTCTCTTTCATACCAAGGATATAAACTATAATCTGTAAAATTTACATTACCTATAGTTAAATATTCAGAATTATTATTTTGACTATTATAACTTACTAATTCATTACCCTTAAAATGAGTATATTTTTCAGTCATTGTTTTCTCCTTTCATATTTTATTTTCTTCCTACGATTAAAAATTCATGGGATTTTGCAGTTATTTTTCTGTCTTCAACTTGACTTGCAAAACAATTATGGCAAATAATTCCTTCTGCAATATAAGTGTGATTTTTATTTATTTCTAAATTATAAACATAATCATTGAATTTATTTTTTTTCATAGATACTATGCTTCTAACAGTTATATCTCCTATTTTAAAATCATATCGTTTAGTTGTATTTTGGGTTATTTTTTTATTAAATGTTTTTTCAACAAAATCTATACATTTATTTTCCGCTAATCTTATTTGATATGTTTTATTTTTACTTAATTTGGGATAATATTCTCGTAAATAAAAACTATAACCTATGCTTCCTAACAATGATTGAGTTTCTTTTATTAATATTTCATTAGAAACACCAAATGAAATATCGTTACCAGTTAAACATCCATCCCCACGAAACAGACCTATAAGTAAATTTTCTTTTATGTTTTTATTAGAAATAAAAATATGTTTAGGTATACTTTTTTTATCAAATCCTTTGCCTAAATAACAATCAAAGAATTCTGCTAAAATACTACTATAAATATATATTGTACTCCATTTACCTATTTTAGAATTTTTAATTATACTTTCTAATCCAAATAGTTCTTTTACTAAATTACAAACGTCTGTAATATAATTAATTTCTTTCTCATGAAAAGTAAATCTAAGACCTTTACTATTAGAACATCCTTCACTCAAATAATAACCAATCAAACGAGCAAATTTTTCATCTATTTTTATTTTATTTGGTATATATTTTAGATTTTTTTTGTTTAATTTAAAACATATTTTATTGTTCTTTAAAATATATTTTTCTGTTTTTATATAATTGAAAACATTTAAAAATATATTGTTTTTTTCAATAGTACTGCTTTGTGTTGATATAAAATCCCCCTCTTTTAATTCACTTATTTTATACCATTTTAAAATCTTTTTATTTAATTTGTTCTTACAACCCGAACAACTCTTACCAGAATAACCAAAACAACTTCGGGTTTTGTCTTTATAGCAAACTAAATCTTTTCTTTTTATAGATAATACAGGATGTTCTCCTGTTATTTTAATATTATCACATAATCCTTTTACTTTTAAATCTATAATATCGTTTTCTTTTCTTTTAAATACTTTTGAAACCTTCTGTAATTTTCCGACATCAGTAAATACTTTTTCTCCTACTTTTATATCTCCTATATTTTTATATCCGTTTTCAGTTAAAACTTTAGTATTAAAACTAAAACAGGCTCCCATAGCACTCGCCCACTCCACAACAATTATATCGTGCATATTAAATCCTGCTTTTTTAAATAATTCTATAACATCAGAATGATAGGTATATAAAATACCGTTTTTTCTAAAATCATTTACATTAAAAATACAATATTTATCTCTTTTTAATACTCTATGACATTCATTAACTACTCTTCCTAGTCCATTTAAAAATTCTCCATATGAATGATTATATCCTAACTGTTCTTTTTCATCCCCATAGTATTCTAAATCCCAATAAGGTGGCGAATTGCCACACCAACAACCTTTACCTTTTCTCCTAACAAATAATTTTTGATTTGGTATAGAACAACAATAAACAAATCCATCATATTTTACTTTATTTATTTCTGTAATTTGCCTTTCACATCCATTACCAATAACAATACTATATGAGTCATGTTTTTTAAATATTTCTCTTCCTCTTATAAACTTCCTTCCACAATCTACTCTTTTTTGCATATTAGCTTTTTTACCTAGTTTAATAACTAATTCCATAAAGTCGGTTGCTAGTTGAGCAGATGAAGTAAAATAAGTATTATTGGCTCCTTTGCCATTTCCATCTCCTAACATTAAAGAATTAAATAAACAAATTAAATATTTTCTATCTAAAGATAAAAATTCTTTGGGGATATATTTTTCATATGACTTCCCAAGTGGGTTTAAATATAAATATAACTGTTTACTATTAAACGAAAGAGTATCTTTTTTGATTGTTCCTTTAAATCCATATTTGCTCATTGTCTTTTTAATATTTTCTAAGACCTTTATATCTCTTTGGCAAATACTAACAGAGTAATTGCTTCCTTTTTTTAATTTCCCTTGTTTTCTATTATAATAACACCATCCCTCAGATATATACCAACCTAAAAATGTCATCCAGTCTTCCATAAGTATATGGTTGTCTTTTCTTATGTGGTTTTTTTCAGTAATAATACTCGGCAATATAAAAAAATCTTTATTTACTCCAATCCAATTAGCAGACATCTTAATTTTATCTTGCTTTTTACATTTAGTAACATTTAATAGCTCATAATCTTTTTTATGACGTTTGCGAATATACATATTATGATTGGGAGTTACTAATAAATTAAATCCTTTTTTGTTTATTACTTCATACATTATTCCTTTATATTTATTTTTCTGTATTTCAATTAATTTAACATAAATTAAATTATCTCCTTCATCTAAAGTTGCAATTTTATCAATCATTTTTAAATTTTTAAATAACTTAAATCCCCCGTCTGTTAATACTTCTGTATCATCTGAATAACATGTATAACACATGTCCATTGAATTGTCTTCTTCATCTAATTTTTCAGATGATTGTTCTTTAAGAGTAATTGTATTTGAAGGTGTAAATATTAATTTCTGATTTCCTTTGCCCATTATTTCATCTTTAACAGTATTATTAAATTTCATAAACTCTTTACTAACATCATACCCAATATAATCTCTCTCTAATTCATATGTTACTTGCATACGAGAATTGTGTCCACAATTTTTAACAATAACTCCATTAGCAACAAAATTATGGAATTCTTCTACATTCATATTGTATGTATCTATTTTAGTTGGATATTCTTCTACTGATTTAACAGTATGATTATAATTAAATCTTTTTGTAGAGATATTAATAACAGTATTTTTATGAACACCCATTTTTAATGCTATTTTTTCATATGAAAGATTTCCTTCAGATATTAAATGTTGTATTTGATTTACATATGTTTTATTTTTACGTTTCTTCCAGGATTCACTCATCTTTTTCTTTGTTTCAAAACTATGTTTTCCCCCAACATTTCTTCCTTTACTTGCAATTCCTATCTGTTTTTTTGTTACTGTTGAATGTTTTTTACCAAAAAAAGGATTTTCTAATCCTGTAAATATTTTAGATAAATGTTTTTTCTGTTCATCTGAAGGAATATACATTATTTTACCTTCATGATGCATTTTAGAATGTTTTCCAAAATCCTTTACTTTTAAATTTTCTACACTATCGTTAGTAATATCTTCATCTTTATGATGCACACATTCAATAAATTCTTTGGTTTTTAATTTCCGACCTAATATTTCTTGCATTATAAAAATACTCTGTCTCATATATTTACCATTATTTAATCCTATTATCCATCTACCAGATTGCTTATGTATTTTTCTATAGAAGGGCATTAAACTATCTCCTGATTTCAATAATTTAGCTTCTATATATTTGCCGTTTCTAAGCATAAATTTATGGTCTGGAGTTACAAATATACTATTGTCGTTATCTAACTTTACTTCCAATACAGTTGCATTTATTCTTGTTTTGCGTATTTGATTTGCTTTACGTAACCTTAATTGCACTCCATCACTACAATATACATATGGTTCTTGTCCGACTAAATTTTTAATCGGGAAGTCACCATTTGGAGTTGAAATTATTGTATCTCCAGATACACACATTGGGTCTAAAACTGTATCTCCTTTTTCAGAATAAAACAATACTATTCTTCTGGCTAGTGCAGGAGGAAAAGTAGATAACCCACCATCTTTACCTCTAATACTTTTAGATGAAGCATTGTAAGCTTTCCATTGTTGCTGTGATTTCTTTTCAACTTCTTTTTTAGTTCCGTCTTGTAATTCTATTTCTACCTTATGACCATAGCTTAATTTCTTATGTTTCTGTATTGCAATATTATGTTGTTTTTTAGCTTCAAGTTCTATAACGTGTTTACCCCAAGAATAGTCTGGTTTATAAATACTTTTAGGTATTTCTCCGTATTTAGATAATATCTGACTTCTAATTTCTCTTGACTTTACTAAACTTTCATCATTTTTACCCATTATAACTCCTCGTCAATTATTTGTGTATTTTTAATACCAGTCCAACATGGATTTTCATGATATATTTTTCCTTGAAATATTACATAGGGTTCATTATCTAAAATTTCCTCATGGCAGTCATAACACCAAAGTTGCTCTTTTTCTTTGTTCATATTTTCTTACTATTAATTAAATAGTCCTCCTGTTAAATTCATTAATTTTTTATTATACACATTACCTTTGATAGTTTTATTTTTCCAATATATATCGCTTACTTTAGTAAATCCCATTTTCTTATAAAAATTATTAGCAATAATATTGCTTGCTCTAACAGTCAACCATAAATTATTAGTGGGTTGTATATACTTGAAAAACTTATTTAATATTTTATTGCTCTTACCATTACCTTTAGTTATATTAAAAATTTGATGTAAGATATAGTCTCCTCTCATAGTTGTAATATCTCCCAATCTTGTTTTCTTTTTATATTTAGTAAAAGCAATAAAAACACCTTCATCATATACTGCATTACTTTTTAATATCTTATCTTTAATTTTATCTTGTCTTATATGTGGAAATATATCTTTGTACTTCCTAAAACATAACATTATTTCTTTAAGGTCTTCTATATTTGCTAGTTGTAATTTACTCATTGTGTGTATCCGTATCGTGTTCTTCCCCCGATTCATATTCTACTTCCCATATATGTTCTGTTATCAATAACATATGGAAAATATGATATTCTTTTAATTTATTAAAATTAATATCTGATAAAGTTGCTAATATGGAATATACATCTTCTATTGAAGAATAAATAACACGACTATTCCTAAAACTAGCATATGCCTTTCTAAACATCTCAAAATTAACATCTTTCATATCAACGGTTGTATTTTGTGCTGTTTCTAGTCCTTCAGTTGAAAAATAAAACCCTCGTTTTAACCATAATATATAACAATAACAAGCTATCTTTAATAAATCTCTTTCTCTTTTTAGATTTTGATACCTAAAACAATATTTAGACATTGTTCCATATAACCAAGAAGCACCGAATTCGTCAAATAAAATATCTGTAGTTTCTTTAGTTTTATTATATCTGTATTTCTTACCTCCATATGTGAACTGGTCTTTTATTAAATCAAAAAATTTATTCATATTACCTCCCGTTTATACTATTAATATAGAATAAAAATCACCAATGGCAATTACTTTTTTTCTTTTCTTATTTTACATAACATATTGAAAAATAAAGAGTTATAGTCATATACACCCCCAACTCTTTCCTCAATATTGATTATTTCTTCAAAATATTTGATTAAAATATCTTCAGGTATATCTCCTGCTATTTTTTCGTATGTTTTTACCCTATAAGGAGCTACATTTGTTAGTGGCATATTCATTTTTATTTTTAGACAAGTCATAAGGTCATACTTTAAAAAATTAATAAAAGTATTAATATCAGGATAATTTTGTTTCCAACCAAGAAATGATTTCCATATTAATGTCAAATCTTCTCTTGCAACTCCATCTAAGAAATCAACATTTACTTCATCAGAAAGAAATTCTCTTATATCTCCTGAATTACTATATTGTTCTAACAGATGTATCGCTTGTCTTAAATTTGTATCAGAATTCCTTGCTATTGTCCATATCGTTTTTTCATCTACATCCATTTTTAATTCTTTTGTTAGTTCTTCTATTCTATCAAATATATCTTTCCATCTAATAGGATTAAGCTTATATGTCTGACATCTTGTTTGTATTGTTTTTAATACTTTGTTTAATTCAGTTGTGCATAAAATCCAAATAAAATCATTAGATGCATCTTCTAGTGGTTTAAGTAAACAATTCCAAGCCGGCTTGGATAACATATGGCAATTAGAGACAATATTGCTTAACCCTAAACTATAATTATTTCCAACTAGAAAATTATGATTATCTTCAACCTCAATATCAAATACTTCTACAGTCCATTTATGTTTTTTGTAATCAATATTTTTAATTTTGGCTGGTTTTATTTCATAAGATTTAGTACAATTATTAAAAAAGTCATTATCAAAAGGCAACAAATCCCCTGCTAATTTATATCTCATGGAGGGAATAACATAGGGACTTATATTTTTAAATAATTTTAAACTACTTTCTTTTGAAAATCTAATAGAAGGATATTTACCTGTAATATAGGCTGTATTTTTTAATTTAAATTTTTTGTTAAGAAACATAGAAAACATTTTTACTTCTTCATTAGAAAAACCACAAATATGTAAATGTGCATTTCCTGATTTAGACATACTTCCATCGTCCATATATAAAAAAGCTAAACTAATATAAGTAAATTGATTAAATATTTTTTTATTAATATATTTTTTCTTATTTTTATAAATAAGAGGATAAATATCTGTTAAAAACCATGAGCTTTTTGTATTGTAACCTGTAAATTTATCTCCAAAAGTATCTTTATTTATTCTGTCTGTGGTTGATAATTTACTACAGTCTATTACTTTAGATATTATGTCCCTTTTATATGTAATATATTTTAATTGTTTATAAGAATGATTCATTTTTAATCTTACTGTATTTTTCATTTTTCCTAAATAGCCATCTCCAAGTATTGTTCCTAATAAAACCTGTTTAATATTTGAAGGAATTTTATTCCTAATTTCATATATTATAGATTTCTTTTGTAGTTTGTCCGCTCTTTTATATCCCTTATCTGTAAGTATTTTATGATTATCTGTACATGTAAATTTGTTACCATGTTGGGTTTTAATAGTAATTGTTTTTTGTAAATTTACTTTTTTTCTAAAATAACCTATAATTTTTTTGGATTCAATTTTATTTGTTTTTAAATTATAAGAAAGAACTTTTTTTTCTTTTTTATGTTTTACTATATTTCCAATTTTTTCATATGTCATATCTTCAAGAAGAACAGGAGTAGAACCTAAAAAACATTCATCAAGTAAGATACCTTTATATTTAGATATTGGAGATTTATAGTATATTTCTTTACTTAATGTCCTAATATCATCTATACCTCTATTATCAGAAGCATTTATTTCAAGTAAATCAAATTTGAAATTTAGACATGAAGGACATTTTAGACATGGATTCCCTTCTTTTGATAAATCTTGACAATTTAAACTCATAAAAAACAATCTAGCTAAAGTAGTTTTACCTATGCCACTTTTACCTGAAAACAAATATGAATTAGCTAATCCTTTTTTATTTATTGCTTGTGATTTCAATATCTTCACAACATGTTCTTGACCTTTAATTTCATTCCATTTTATTGGTCTGAAAATATTATTAAAATCTTTCAATATTATTCTCCTTTAATTAGATGAACTGTAAGCAGGATTCGATACCTGCATAATTAGCTTCAAATGAGTATTATATCCCGAGAACTTCAGCTCATAAGACTAATTCGAGGTTTGGTTACCGTCTTGTGCGTCTAGTTCCGCCACTACAGTTCAATTTATTTATAAATATCATTTAACTTACAAACCATTATATCATAATATAAATAGTTTGTCAATCATTATTTTGTTTTCTTTTTAAACTTATCATCATATGGTTTAAGTATACTATCTTCATTTAAATGATTTAATACTAAATCTTTTACTACTTTTCTCCTATCATTACTCCATTTTAAATAATTTGCTATTTTCTCTACTATCTCTGAACCTAGTCTAGCATGGTGTATATAGTTACTCCTATCAACCTTATTTGTTCTTACAAACGGCTTTGCTATATCATGTAATAAAGCAGACCACCTTAAATTTAAGTCTTTAGGAGTAGAATAAACAACCTGTTTTGTATGTGTCCATAAATCATAGTCATGGTATTTACTATTTTGATTATAATCTAATTGTAATGCTAGTTCAGGAATCATAAAGTTAAATAATCTGGTTATCATTAAAAAATCTAATCCTAAATTAATATTATCTGACAACAATAACTTATCTAGCTCTATCATCCATCTTTCTTTACTTACTGTTAATATTCTATAATTAAGTTCTAATGTTTTTTTCCATATTGCTTCATCTACATTTATTAGTTTTAATTGAGAAATAAATCTAGCGGCTCTTAACATTCTCAATGGGTCTTCCTTGAATCTTAATTTTGTATTACCTACACATTTTAATGTTCTTGTTTCCAAATCTTCTCTTCCATTAAAGGGGTCTATATATTTATTTCCTATTTTGGCTATTGCATTAATAGTAAAGTCCCTTCTACTTAAATCAGAATGTAGGTCTTTTACAAATTCTACATTTGGTTTTCTACAATTCCTTTTATATTCTTCAGTTCTAAATGCTGTTAATTCTATATAATTCCCTTCAATTTTAACACCCAAAGTACCAAATTTTTTGCCAATTAAATATGCCCTCCTACCCTCGTTTTTGATTGCCTTTTCAATCTCGTCAGGAGAAAAGGGACAAGCAAAATCATAATCTTTTGGTTCTACTCCTATTAATTCATCTCTAACGCAACCCCCTACAGCATAAACAGGATATATGATTTTTTTAACTTTATTATATATATATTGTAATTTTGTCATTTAACATCTACCCATATTTTATGATTTATAATATTGCTAATATTTTGAAAACATACCCCATATTTTTGAGCAATATCAACTATTTTTAATTTACCTTTTAATTGTCTTATTTCTTTTACTTTATTTAACATTCCAATATTCCTCCAATAACCTTATTTGTAGTTTATTTATCTCTTTAGTGTTAGCTGTTTTTTGAAGGTCTGATTTAACATAAGCCATATCTATTAGTTTTTCAAGTTCATTGGTTTTATTTAATACCCAATCTAAACTATATTTTCCTATTTTTATATCTCTAACCAAATTATTCTGTGGTAAAGGAAATTGTAGTTTACCTTCAACTAGCATATCTAATCCTTCCAAAAGCAATCTTATTAGATGTGAAGCAAATTTAGTATCGTATCCAAACTTTAAAGCTAATTCTTTTCTACCTGTCATATTCTCTTTCTTTATTTCCAATTTCTTTCTTTGTGCATAAGCATAACCTTTAAATGTATGATATGATTTTTTAGATATAAACAAATGATAATTATCTAATAATTCTTGTCCAAATTTATCACATTCTAATAAACACTTATCATTAACAAAAAACAGTTCTACTATATTAGGATTATTCTGTATAGCTAAATGTATAAACTTAATTAAAGAATAAATAGTATAGTCTATATCTCCCTTTAAATTCTTTACTGTCTGTGGCGTTTTAGTTGACAATATTACTTGTTCACATTTGTTTATTCCTAATACATAATCTTTAGTAGGTATGAATATTCCCATAAAATCTTCATCTGAATTTTTAGTATGAGTTCCATATAAATGAGAGCCAGTTCTTATTTTTATTATTTGATTTTGATTTGCTAATTCTTTTTCTTTCATTATATTTTTTCTTCTATTTCATTTATAAATTTTATATTAAATATCAAAAATATATCTAATACTTCATTTACAAAATATTTAGTGCAATTTAGTATATCTTCTTCAGTTATCTTTTCAAATTTCTTTAAAGTAAATAATTGATTCATATATAAAGGTTGGTTAGAATATTCCACTACTTCATTCATGGGTATTTCTCTAGTTTCTTTAAAGTGAGAAGGCATTAAATCAACACCAAAACTTGATTGTAAATTATATATTGAAAATAAATACTTTCCCATCCCTTCGTCTTTATCACTTAAATATATAGAAGCAAGGTCATGTAAGGACATATAGCAATTAACAACTGAAAGCATTTGGTCGTTTTTAAAATAATGTTCTTCAATTATTCTTTTTAATTTTCTCATTTTTCGTCTCTCTCTATTATATCCAAATAGATATAAGTATAGTTAAAAATATAAAACCATAAATTAAAATATCCTTCCAACCTATCCAATTGCAGTCATACATAGTTTTATAAATCACTATTAGTAAAAACATTTCACATAATGTAGCTATTATTTTAAGTATTAACATACTTACTCCTCTCCACAATTATATTTATCTCCATATTCTGCTACTGTCATCTTTGGAGGTGTAGCCCCACACCAAACACAAGGATGCTTGCCTTGTGAAATTTCATAAACTGCCGGAGCATATTGTTCTTTATGGCAATATATACATCTCACTTGCATTGCTGTATCTTTATCACTCATTCCTTTAATCCCTTTCCTTTAAATTATACCCAAATAGCTATAAGGATAGTTAAAAATATAAAACTATAAAATGAAATATCCTTCCAACCTATCCAACTGCAGTCATACATAAGTTTATAAATTACTATTACTAAAAACATTTCACCCAACGTAGCTATCATATTAAGTATTAGCATATTTCCTCCTCTCTTTATTGTTGGGTGGTTATTTGCATAATTTAATTATGCGTGTATTTACAAGCGTTCCACTATCTTTAAATGCACCAATATCATTTTTAATTATTTCTGCATTGTTCTCGTTGAGAAAATTTCTAAATTCAACAGACTTTTTGTTTGTTCTGAAAAATGGGCTTTCGCTTACAATAGAGACCAATATGCCCCTGTCTCTCAAAAGATTAAAGGCATGATAAATATGGTCTATATCTTGCTGTTTTGAAAATGGTGGGTTCATAATTATTTTATCATAGGTCTCATCCGCTATTGTTAAAAAGTCTTTATTGCTAAGGCGTGGTTCATCATATGTTTGTTTTAATACCTCGTAATTAGCTTTATTTAATTCATTTAAAAATAAAAAATTAGTTTTTATTTCAATGGCTATTGCTCCACGTCCGGCTGAAGGCTCAAAGACTATGTCAGTATTTTTTAAGTCTGCCATTTCAATCATCTTTTGTGCTATTCCTTTTGGTGTTTCAAAAAACTGAAATTCTTTTTTTATATCTTCGACTTCTCCAGTAATTAGTAGATTTTCAAATAAATCAGTTGGATTAGCTTCAAATATATGCCCTTTTTCTTTTCTATTCCATTTTCCACCTATGGATTCTAAGCATTTATTAACTGCTAAATAAGTATTTCTGTCTAATTGCATAGATGGTAAATATGCTATATTTAATCCTCCGCCACATTTTATAGTGCAATCATCTAATAGTTTTAAAATTTCTTCTTTAATTTTCATCCCTCTACTCCTTTTCTTTTAAATAATCGGCTGTAACCCGAGCAAGTTCAATTAACATCTCTGCGTGTAATACAATAGCGTTGCCCCTTTCATTACATTGACCCTTTGGAAAATGCTTTTCT